CGGGCGGCGACGCTGCGGAAGTGGGAAGTGCCCGAGTTGCCAGCGTCGCACCACGAGGGCTTCGGCTCGTCGGTCGCGTCCAACATCGCCGCCGGCACCATCCCCAACACGCCGCACCTGGAGCGCCACCTCAACGCTCTCTCGCAGCGGATGGCTGGCTCGACGGATCCGCTCGGCGCCATCGTCGCCAACCGGCGCCAGTCGATCCAGAACAGCCTCATCTCCGGTGACCCGGACGCCGCCTGGTATCAGGGTAAGGCGCAGGCCCTCATCCATCATGCGGCCACCGAGCACGACGTGCCGGTGCCGGTGATGCGCCGCACCACCGCCATGGAGAGCCCCCGGATGAAGTGGGATCTCACCTACTCGGACAAGAGCCGCGCCAACGTGAAGTCCGGGCGCGCTGGGCAGACCGTGTTCCCCAACATCGAGGCGGCCGGTGGGATCGTGGAGGCGGCGAAGGGCCGCACGCCTGACGAGGCAGCCGAAGAGGTCGTCGCGCGCCGGATCGCTGGCGTGCAGCGGCAGCCTGCAGCGAGGGTGGCGGCGAAGATGCTGAGCGGCGAGCTCAGTGGCTCCGACCCCATCCCCACGCAGACGGAGTCGGAGAAAGTTGAGTCGTTCGATGTCAACCTTTCCGACCCCACGCACCCGACGTACGGCTACTCACCGTGGGTGGCCCGCCACCAACTGTCGGCGCACACCGCCGATGTGCAGGACGCCCGCGCTGGCGGTTTCCACGAGGAGCAGCTCGAGACGCCTCGTCCGATCAGTCCGAGGACTGGCAACCCGCAGGGCAATCCCTTCCACGAGGTGATGCTCTCCCACCCGGCTGGCGCCGACATCGCCCAGTCCACGTCGCTGGTCGCCCGCACCGAGGAGTTTCAGGCCCAGCGCGGTCAGCACGGCGACGAGTGGGCACGCGCCAACGCTGTCAACTTCATGCCGGGGCCGTCGCAGTCGATGCAGTGGTCCGTGGCCCGCGACACCGGGACCGTCGGCATACCCGAGCATGTTCAGGCGGCGTACGATGCGCGGCCCAAGCCCACCGGCTTCGGTGGCTATCACGGCCCCGGAACCAAGATGACCAAACGAGACTGGGGGCAGATGTGACCCCCGAGAAGGAGACATCATGACCATCGGTGATCGAGTAGACGAGGCCATCGAGGCTGCCCAGACGGCAGTCGAGGAGCTGCGCACGGAGCTGGAGCCCAAGCTCGCTGAGCTTGGTGCTCAGGCCAGGACCAAGATCGACGCTGTGTCCGCCAAGATCGATGAGATCCAGGCGGCTTGGGCAGCTCGCGGGAGCGAGTGATCCGCGTCAAGTCGTGACTGCCTCCGACCACGTCTCCCCTCACCAACTGCAGATGTTCATGCCTGCGCGTGAGCTCTACGGGATGCACTCCCTCGACACAGTTGCGTTCGGGGGAGACGTGGATCGGATGCGAGGCGCCAAGCGCAGGCTCAACAGCATGAGCCGGTTGAGCAACGTCGGCGCCGAGGGCGTGCGCAAGCCAGTGCAGCTCGTCCACGGCTCGGACGAGGAGATCGCCCGCTTCAAGCCGCCCGAGGTGAGCGTGGCGGTCGCCAACGGCAACCACCGGGTCACTGCGGCCTACGATGCAAACCCGGATATGGAAGTCCCCGTAGAGCACTATGACAGTCCGACCAAGCTCTTCCCTGCGATGCGCCAGCAAGACGTGAGCGGTTGGTAATGGGCGCTGCGTTCTACCCACCCTCCTACCGCGGCGCGTCGAGCGACCTCACCGTCGCCATCAGCCCGCTGGGTCTGGTCGAGCTGGCCGACGAGGAGTTCGAAGTCCACGGGCCTCGGATGAACCGCTACGCCAGCAACTGGGCGTGGTACCTCGGACACCACTGGGCCTACAAGCGTGAGATCGGTGAGCCCCAGCTCGTCTTCAACTGGGTCAAGGCGTTCGCTGACTACCTCGCCAACTTCACGTTCGGCAAGGGGGTGAACTTCCACAGCCCCGAGGCGACCTCGGCCATTGTGCCCTACAGCCTCAAGGAGGTGTGGGAGGTTCACAACAACAAGCAGGCGATCCTCATGGAGATCGGCCAGCTCGGTGGTGTCAGCGGCGACGTGTTCGTGAAGGTCGCCTACGAGGAGCCCTACGTGGACCCCGCCGGCGTGCCGCAGTCGGGCAAGATCCGCATCCTCCCGCTCAACCCGGCGTTCTGCTTCCCCGAGTTCCACCCGCACGATCGCACCCGCCTGATCCGCTTCAAGCTCAAGTACAAGTTCTGGGGCACGGCCCAGGACGGCTCGCGCATGGTGATGACGTACGTCGAGCTGATGACCGAGGAGACGATCGAGGAGTACATCAACGACGAGCTCATCGACGCTCGCCCGAACCCGCTCGGCCGTATCCCGATCGCCTTCTGCACCAACATCCCGGTGGCCTCGTCGCCCTGGGGCCTCGCTGACATCACGGACCTCGTCTCGCTCAACCGCGAGTACAACGAGAAGGCCACCGAGATCAGCGACATCATCAACTACCACGTCGCACCGGTCACGGTGATCACCGGCGCCAAGGCGTCCAACTTGGAGAAGGGCCCCCGCAAGGTGTGGGCCATCAACAACAAGGACGCCAAGATCAACCAGTTGGAGCTGCAGACCAACTTCACCGGCCCGCTCGGCTACATGGAGTTGCTCAAGCAGGCGATGCACGAACTGACGGGTGTGCCGGCCCAGGCGCTCGGCACGATGCAGCCGATCAGTAACACATCAGGTGTCGCCCTCTCCATCCAGTACCAGCCGCTGATGCTGAAGTACGAGCGCAAGAAGACGCAGTACACGCCGCTCTTCGTGCAGATCAACGACCTCGTGATCCGCCACGCCTTCCTGTTCGCCCCCGAGCTGGTCGTGTACAACCCGATGCTGTCCTCGACGCAGCTCAAGCAGGACCAGTACCCCGAGCTGGATCCCGCCGACCCGGTGAGCTACCGCACCTACGTGGACTGGCCGTCCCCGATGCCGATGGACCGCCTCATCAAGATCAACGAGATCCAGGCGATGATGGCGATGAACCTCGAGAGCCGACGCGGCGCCTTGCGCGACCTCGGCTACGCCTTCCCCGATCAGAAGATGCGTGAGATCTTCGAAGAGGTGTTGGAGGACACCAAGCAGCAGGGTGCGCTCGACCTCATCCGGGGTCAGATCGCATCGTTCACGATGATGGCGACGGGCATGACGCCCGATGGGCAGCCGATGATGACTGCCGACGCCGAAGGCAACCCCCAACCGATGCTGCAGCAGGTCGATCCGGCCATGGCCCAAGAGCTGCAGTGGATGGCATACGGTCCGTACCCGCCGGAGCGGTCGGACTTCGACGAGCAGACCGAGTGATACATCCCTAAGGGGACGGGTGATATCCCGGTATCGCACGCTGGTCTGCTATAACTCACCCACGGGACAACGAGAAGGTGCATCAGTGACGTTCCAGGACAACGGAGGGCAGGAGCCCACCATCGCAGACACCGGCCAGGGTCACTTGGTTGGCGTGCAGCCCGCTCAGCCGCGTCAAGCGAGCAACTGGGTGGACTCGGGACGACCGGATCAGCAGGTCACCCAGCAGGGCGTGAGCTACGGCAACGGGAACCAGCAGCAGCCGACTCAGGGCCGCTTCTTCTCCGAGGAAGAGGTCAACGAGATCAGGCGGCAGGAGAAGGACAAGCTCTACGGGCGCATCGAGACGATGGGTTCGCAGTTGGAGGAACTGCAGGCGGCGAGAGCCGCTGAGCAAGCGGAGAGGGAACGGCTCGCTCAAGAGGCTGCCGAAGCTCTCCGACTGAAGGAAGAAGGCGAGCTGGAGGTCCGTGACCTCTTGGCTCGCAAGGAGACGGAGTGGCAGGCGCAGCTCGCCACGCTGGAGCAGCGGTACGACGCAGATCGCGCCGTGTTCGACCGTGAGCGCCAGTACGCCGAGCTGCAGGACTACAAGAGGCAGCGGATCGAGCAGGAGTCCGAGTACATCCTGCCCGAGCTGCGAGATCTGATCACAGGGGACAACCCGGCAGCGGTCGATGCGTCGATCGAGGTCATGAAGGCCCGGACCGAACTGATCTTCGCCAACATGCAGGCCAACCAACCCGTCCCGCAACCACAACCGCGAGGAGCGGCTCCCACATCACCGCCAGTGGGGCCGATGGAGCAACTGCCGTCGTACGAATCGTTGACGCCCGAGGACATCAAGGGCATGGACATGGAGACCTACAAGAGGTATCGGTCACAACTCCTCCAGGCGACTTCCCCGAACCGGGGGCGTCGCTAGGCGCGGTGGAACCCACCCGCACGGGGCTTCGGCCCCACAGCCCATAGGAGCTCACCATGCCCGCAGGCACTGGCCTGGGTGGCGAACTGCCAGTCGTCTCCGGGATCACCGGCACGACGCGCATCGCCACAGGCGGTCCATATTCGCAGTACGAGGCCCCCATGGGGTACTACGGCAACGCGACGATGGACAACACGGGAGTCGGCTATGCCGGCTCCGTCGCAACCGGTACCACCATGATGGGACCGGCGATCCAGACCATCTGGTCGAAGGAGATCCTCTTCCAGAGCATGCCCGTGCTCCGGTTCGAGCAGTTCGCCGTGAAGAAGACGGAGCTGGGCACGATGCCCGGTCTGACTGTCAACTTCATGCGCTACAACAACCTCCCGATGCCGGCCGGTCCGCTGATCGAAGGCGTGCGCATGAAGACGCACGCCATCAGCGCCAACCAGTACGCGATCACCGTTGCCGAGCAGGGCTTCGCCGTCGCCGTGTCGGAGCTGCTGCTCAACGCCTCGTTCGATGACGTGATGGCCTCGGCCAGCCGTCTGCTCGGCCGCAACATGGCCCTGTACATGGACGGCCAGGCCCGCAGCACCCTCCAGCGCGCGTCGAGCGTCGTGTTCGGCTACAAGAAGCCCGACGCCATCAACGTCGGCTACGGCGTCTACGAAGGTGGCACCCCCGCCGCCAACGTCGCCGCCGTCGTGGCTTCGGGCCTCACGGCCACCGCCGCTGACGACTACTACTTCACGCCGTACGCCATCAAGGACGCGGTGGAGGTGCTCGCCAGCAAGAACGTGCCGCGGCTCGGGGAGACGTACGTCTGCTTCTGCCACCCGCACCAGAGCCGTCGGCTCCGGGACACCCCGGAGTGGATCGAGGTCACGAAGTACGCCGCCCCCGGCAACTTCATGCTCGG